TAGTGTGGCATTCATGATACTTAACGACCCCAACCCAGTTATACTAGATGTTATTCTAGAACGAGTAAGATAATATGGCAACAGCAAATACATACCTACAAGTAAGTGAATTAGATTTTGATGAGATCAGAACTAACCTCAAAGGTTATCTAAGTACACAAAACCAATTCAAAGATTATAATTTCGAGGGATCTGCTATGTCAGTTCTACTTGATGTCCTCGCATACAACACTCATTACAATTCATATTACTTAAATATGGTTGCTAATGAGATGTTCTTAGATACTGCTCAGCAAAGGGATTCAGTTATATCAAGAGCAAAGGAACTGGGTTACTTGCCAGTCAGTGCGATTGGTGCTAGTGCTAACGTTACATTAACGTTCAGTGGCATTGCTAATACTGTGGCGCAATTCACTATTCCGAAAAACTCTAAGTTCTCAACTACGATTGATGATATAACTTACACTTATGTTACACCAGAAGCAAGTTTAGTTCTTAACTCTGCTAATACATTTTCTAAAGCAATATCAATCAAAGAAGGTATTCCTTTAACTCATCAATTCACAGTAAGTTCAAGCAATCCAATTAGATACATTTTACCTAATAAAAATATTGACACTTCAAGTATAAGTGTGAGTGTTCAAGAAAGTTCTTCTGATACAACCACGACTGAATTCACAAGAGCAACTAATATCAAACAAGTATTTTCAACTTCACCTGTATTCTTTTTAGAAGAGTCTGCTGACGATAAGTATGAGATTATATTTGGTCAAGGTGCGCTTGGTAAATCGTTAAAGAATAATAACATTGTAATTGTTGATTACTTAGTATGTAATGCCAATAAGACAAACAGTGCTAATGTATTCTCAGTAGATAGTTTGAGCATCGGTGTTAGTTATACAAGTGCTACTATTACAACTAATGTAGATTCGTTAGGTGGTAGATCTTCGGAGTCTATTGAGAGTATCAAATTCAATGCACCAAGAAACTACCAAACTCAAAACCGTGCTGTAGTTGATAATGATTACCAAAGAATTCTGATAACAGAAAATGCTGACTTACAATCTGTTATTGCATTTGGTGGAGAACAAGCAGTACCTGCTGTATATGGTAAAGTTTATATTGCTGTTAAACCATATGGTGAAAACTACGCAACTAATACTAGAAAGTCTCAAATTAAAGATTCTATTTCTGATAGAACTCCATTGGGTATTGACCCAGTTATTATTGACCCAGACTATATCTATATCGTTCCTACAATCACAACGTATTATGATAAGACTTCTACAACTGTATCTGCTTCTCAAATTGAATCAGATATAAGATCTGCTACTTTATCATACTCGACAGATAACCTTGAGAGGTTTGGTAACAAGTTAAGATATTCTAAATTCATTCGTTCTTTAGATAATATTACAACAGGTTCAATTTTAAACAATGATGTGAGTATTAGTCTTGAGAAAAGGTTTGTTCCTAATATCAGTCAGTCTGAAAGGTTGTTGTTGAAATTTAATAATAAGATTAGAAAGGGTACGTTAAGTTCTACAGAATTCACTTATCAAAATTTCTCAGCATATTTGGATGATGATAGTTTGGGTAACGTGAATATATACCGTTATAATGACGCAAAGGTTAAGACTAATATTATCACTAATGCTGGAACAGTTGATTATGATACTGGTCAGGTTGAAGTTAATACCTTTGAACCAACTGCATTTTCAGATACTCAATTGAAAGTTTCAATGACACCAGATAGATTTGATGTAACTCCAGTAATGGAACAAATTCTAATTATGGATTCGGAAAATGGTGATGTCACTGTTACAGGCGAAACTACTTAATGAGTGTACCAAATAAAATATCCACTCTTGTAAAGAATCAATTCCCCGACTTCTATAAGGAAGACGGTGAAAACTTCTTAGCATTCATAGAAGCATACTATGAATATATGGAGCAGTCTGGTAAATTAACAGACGGCATTCAAAACCTACAAGACTATCGGGACATTGATACTACTCTTGATGAGTATATAGAATATTTTAGAAGGGATTTCCTACCATCAATTCCTATTGATGTTCAAGCAGATAAGAAGTTGATGGTTAAGTATATCAAATTCTTTAATAGTTCTAGAGGAACACTTGCATCATACAAGTTAATGTTCAGAGCAATCTATAATGAAGACATTGATGTTGATTATCCTGCTGAACATATATTAAAAGTATCAGAGTCTGATTGGAGAATTGATAGATATCTTGTAACTGATTACAATACAAAGAATTATACATTCATTGGTAAGAGTATTATCGGTTCAGACTCAAGAGCAACTGCACTTGTTGAGAACATTATACGAAGAACTATTCGTGGTCGTGACTTAATGCAGATCTACTTATCGAATATTGTAGGTACGTTTGGTCACTTAGAACCAATCAAATTAGTAACTGACACAAATAGCACTGGATTCATTCCAAACATTGAGGCAGGTATCAATAAAGTTACTGTAGATTCTGCTGGTGGTGAGTATGCAATTGGTGATATTGTTAAATTGCAATCAGAAATTATCGGTGACTTTGCTAAAGTTGTTGTAACCAGTACAGTTGACCTTGCAGGTGGATTAACATTTGATATTGCAGATGGTGGTTCTGGTTATAGAGGTTCTACAGTAACTCCAGGATCTATTATTACACAATCAATTGTTCCATATACTTCACTATCTTCTTTTGTAATCGAACCAAGTGATATTGTAGACACAAATGCATTGTTGATGATCAATGTCAATTTATTTACAGACACTACTATTTTTGGAACTAAAGCACCAAGTATTGTTAATGCAGATGGTGTTAGTCGATTGATGTCTGATTACTCTAATACTATTTTGTCTAGTCCAGATTTTGGATTCCCTGAGACAGTTGTATTTACACCAAATCAAAACTTTAGAGAGAATGCTAATGCTGTAATTGGTATTGCTAATACAAGAACAATTTCAGTTGGGCAATCAATATACGGTGCAACATCTGGTGCTAATGGTATTATTAAATCTATTGTAAGTGCATCTGCAAACAGTGGTGTATTTAGGGTAGACACATATAAGAATTTTTCTACGACAGAAGTAGTTAAGGTTGGTACATCTGCTGGTTCTGCTGTTGGTAATGTAGTATCATTCTCTTCAAATACTATTGGCCACCATGTGTTATCAGTTGGTAACGTGGTTGGACAAACTATTACTGCTGGTGATGAATTGGTGGGAAGAACATCTGGGGCATTTGGTGTTGTTAAAAAGGTTGTAGCAGATACTGCTAATGGTTATGTACAAGGTGTTGGTGGTGCTGATGACAGAAACTTAGTTGTATGTCAAGTAACTGCTAACACAACTGCTAACTTAACCAGTCAATTTTCAACAGGTCCGATGAGAGCATTTATTGCTAATGAAAGTTTAAGATTGGTTGGTGCTAATACAACTATCGGTAATGTGCATATTACTACATCAAACACACTGATTGAAAATATATATACTAAATTAGATGACTCATTCTTATTCCCAACATATAGTGTTGGTACGATTGCTGATTTATCATTAGTGAATGGTGGATTAGGATATTATACTGCACCTAGTATTACTGTTGAGGATGATGGTGTTAAGTCAATGGATATTGGTGAATATTATATTACTATTCAATCTGATAACATAAATTGGGGAACTGGTAACTCATTCTTTACAATCTTAACATCAGATGACAGAATAATACAAACATCAAGCGGTTCTGGTGGTTATGTTGTTGGTGGTGCTGGTCCAGGATTACCTATTGCTGTTGATCAATATGCTAACGGAACGTATGAATCGGTTGTTAGAGTATGGCAAGACATGGGCAATAGAACCACTGAGGGGAAAACGTTTGCTAATAACGTAACTGCTGTGTTGAAAACATATGCTGGTTCATACATTCCTGGATACACTAATGATACAAGAACTTTAGAAAACACTGGTTCTGCTAAGATTGTTAAGATTGTAGATGAAGGCATATTAGGAACTAACGCAAACATCAATGCTAACGTTGGTGCTAATGGTGCGATATCAGGAATAAGGATTTTAGATTCTGGTTTCTCATATGAAGATGGTGAGTCAGTGACTATTGCTTCTTCTGGTAGATCATTATCAACTCCAGGTGTTGGTGTTATTTCGTTAAGAGGTGATGCTAATTCAGAAGGTTATTATGCTACGAGTAAAGGACATCTATCTTCTAAACGTGGATACTTACAAGATGGTGAATACTATCAAGAATTCTCATACGAGATTATATCAGCATTATCATTAAACAAATATAAAGACGTTGCTCTTAAATTAGTACATCCTGCTGGTCAAAGGTTATATGGTAAGTATAGTGTGCAAAGTAATGTTGCTTTAGATATTATAGCAACATCTGATAACAAGAAACAACTGAGAGCAAATGGAAGCATTGCGATTACTAATAGCACATTTAATGTAACTGGTACTGGTACACAACTGACATCAAGTTATGCAAATGGTGATACATTGATGATTGAATATGGCAACAAACAATTCTACTCAACCGTTATAAATATAGTATCAAGTAATACTGCAGCAAACCTTAACTCAGTTTGGACTAAGGGCACAATTTCTGGTGCTAATGTTTATTACACATCTGGAACAATTTAATGGCTTTAAAATACGCAACAAAAGATATATCAATTAATAATGCTAAAGCATTTTTACATTCATTGAATGCAGATGAGGATGGAAGATCTTCTAAAAAATCCACCATCCTTTATATGGCATTGGGCAAAACTCAATCATGGGCAGCAGATCCAACTCCTGATGCAATAGCAGATAATGACCAACATTTAAAGTATGATATGAAACGTAATTGGATTGGTGCTAAGAAAATTAAAGATGGTGACGCAAGTCATGTAATCACAAGACATAATTGGGTATCTGGAACAATCTATTCTATGTATCGTGATACTGATACTGGTGTTTACGCAAGAGCATTTTATGTGTTGACGGATGAATTTAATGTATATAAAGTTTTAAACAATAATAAAGGTGTAATTTCAACAACTAAACCAACTGGTTATTCCACACTACCATTCACAACATCTGATGGTTATATGTGGAAGTATATGTTTACAGTTTCAGTTGATGATGCTGATAAGTTTTTGACAACAAATCATTTACCAGTTAAGAAAATTGGTACAAGTGATGGAACTGCTGAAGAAGATAGACAAGTATTAGTTCAAAATGCTGCAGTGAATGGTTCTATTGAAGTTGTGGAAACTGTTAATGCTGGTTCTGGTTATCATATTATTGATAACGGTGTGATTGCTGCTGGTGGTGTCAATGATATTCAATTAAGCACAAGTGGTAATACTAACCCATCTCCTATTGATAATTATTACAACGGTGATTCTGTTTATATTATATCAGGAACTGGTGCTGGCCAATTAAGACGTG